GCGGCTACGGCAAGAAGCTGGCCGTGATCTGCCACAACACGCACCGGCCGACCTTCCGTGACATGGCCGCCGGGGGGACTGCTCTCGCGGTCTACAACTCGCAGTGGATGGAGCGGGAGGCGGAACTGTTTTTCGCCGAGTACCCGAAGTCCGTCCGCCCTGAGAAGTCGCTGGTTGTGCGCCCGCCGGTGTTCGCCGGCGAGTACGCGACGAAGCCCGGCAAGGCAATCACCCTGATCAACTGCAACCCGGAGAAGGGCGGCAAGGTCCTCAAGGCCCTCGCCGAACGCATGCCGGACCAGCAGTTCCTTGCCGTGAAGGGCGCCTACGGTGAGCAGATCCTCCCCGACCTGCCGAACGTCGAGATCGTCGACCATGTCGACGGCGCCGACATGCGGGAGAAGGTGTACGCCCGCACGAAAGTGCTGCTCATGCCCTCTTCCTACGAGTCGTGGGGCCGGGCCGGGGTCGAGGCGCTCGCCAGCGGCATTCCCGTGGTGGCCCACCCGACCGAGGGCCTGTGTGAGTCGCTGGGCGAGGCCGGCGTGTTCGTCGACCGCAGCGACGTCGGCGGTTACGAGGCGGTCCTGAAGAGGCTCCTCACCGCATCCGAGTACCGGCTGGCCAGCAAGAGGGCTCTCCAGCGGAGCAAGGAACTGGATCCCTCTGCCGATCTGGCCGCCTGGTGTACAGCCGTGGAAGGCCTCGCCGCCTAGGAGGTGCACGATGCCGTTCATCCCACCGACAGCGGCGGAGCTCGGCCTCTTCCTCAACCTCGACGAGATCGACGGAGACCGCGCGGACTTCCTGATCAACAAGGCGATCTCGCTGTGCCAGACCGTCGTCTCTCCGCTGCCTGAGGGTGCCGACTCGGTTGTCCTGTCGGTGGCGGGCCGGGCTTACTTGAACCCGGGGCAGGTCACCTACGAGGTGATCGGCCCGATGTCTGTGCAACGCCCGACCGGTTCGGGCGGCCTGTATCTGACGAAGGCTGACAAGGCGGCGTTGAAGGCGGCGGCCGGCCGGGGCGGGGCGTTCACGGTCGATCCGACACCGGCTGGGGCGGATCCGTCGCCGACGTGGCCGGTCGATGAGCTGCTTGGTTTCCCGCAGGAGTACGAGCCCGGCTGGGGTCCGCTCTGATGGCGGCCCCGTACCCGTTCGGGGAAACGGTGCGAGTGCTCCGCACGGGCGCCTCTCCTGGGCGTGACCTGAGGGGGCATCCGCTGCCTGGCCCGGACGAGTCGTTCGACTTGAAGGGCTGTGTGGTCACGCCTCGCGCAGAAACACCCCAGGTGGGCGGTGTGGAGCAGCAAGGCAGGGACACGGTCATCGTCGGCTGGACGGTCTACGTGCCGTCCGATCAGTCAGTCCGCTCGAGCCTGCCATTGCGGACCACGGATCAGGCGATGGTGCGTGGAGTGAAGTGCGACATCACGGGCGAGCCCGGCGACTGGGGGCGTTCCCCGTTCACGGGGACTCGCGGCGTCATCCAGTTCGCTGCGGACCGGGTGACCGGCTAGTTGCGGGCCTGCTCGACGGCAGCGACGAGCTTTTCGGCGGCGTCGTTGGATTTGCGGGGGATGGACAGGCTGTGCGGGTCGCTGTAAGGCGGCCGGCCGCCGAGCCCGAGCCCCTTCTTCTCGGGTGCCGCAGCGCTGCCGGGGAGGACGAACTGCACGTAGCCGTGGAAGGCCCAATTGCCGGGTTTGAAGCGGGTGCCAGTGACGTCGGCTGCCCTGATCCGGTAGTCGGTGCCCCGCTGCCCTACGGGCTTCTTCGTGATCGTGATCCATTCCCCGTCGAAGCTGATCGTGCCGAGTACGCCCTTCACGTCCATGTCCGCCCCTAGATGCGCGAGTTGGTGGAGGTGGCTATGGCAGCACGGTTCACGATGAAGCGCAAAGGTGTCGGCGAACTGCTTCGCTCGCCTGGGGTGGAGGCGGAGATGCTGCGCCGCGCCGAGATCATCAAAGGTGTGGCCGTGGCGCTGTCTCCAGTCGATGAACGAAGCCCAGACCCTGGCCACTACAAGCGGTCCTGGTCCACTGAAAGTACTGCCCGTGGTGGGCGCCGCAGGGACCGCGCAGTCGCCTACGTCCGTAACAGTGCCTACTACGCCCGCTGGGTCGAGTACGGAACCGAACGCGTACACGCCCACCACGTGCTGCTGCGGGCTGCGCAGTTGGGCGGGCGGAACTAGTGGCCGCCCTCGTTGATATCGAGTTGGAACTCATCACCCGTGGTGCTGCTCGCTTTCCGGATGTGGTGGTGCGGGATGAGCTCGACAACAATCTGCTCAACGAGCTGCCGACGATCCGCGTCCAGCAGGTCCCGGCCGGTAGCGATGACGGCCTGCGGCTGGCCCGCTGCATCGTCGACGTGGACGTCTTCGCAGCCACCCGGACGGACGCCATCACCCTTGGCCGCGAGGTGCACGCCTGGCTGACAGGCGAGCTGCCCGGTTCTGCGGGCGGGACGGCCGTCTTCGGGCGGGTCCGGGCGCTGACGCTTCCTGGCCCGCGGGACTACGAGAACACCGCTCTGCGCCGCGTGGGCGGTACCTACGAAGTCTTCTGTCATCCGGTCTCCTGACCGGCTTTCGGGCCCGCGCCGGACCCCTTCAACACCCGCCCGTGCGCGGGCTTCTCGCATGTCTGGAGACATCATGGTCAACATCACCCGCGCCGCGGACCTCGCCCTGGTCGGAGCCAACGGTGGAGGTTGGGTAGCCCCGGTCGGTTCGACCGCGCCGGCGGATCCCCGGAACCAGCCGACCTCGCCGTGGGAGCCGCTGGGCGCCATCAGTGACGACGGCTTGAAGTACGGCTTCGACGAGGACTCCCAGGAGTTCACCCCGTGGGGTCTGACCTCGCCGTTCCGCACGCAGATCACGAAGAGTGTGCGGACGTTCGGGCTGACGGTGTGGGAGACGTCCCGTGTCGCGGTGCAGTCCCTGCAGTACCGGCTGTCGACGGCGGATCTCGCCCCCGACGGGGACGGTCTGACCAAGTACGCGGAGACCGCGTCACCGGTGCCGGACCGTCGCGCGTTCTGGTTCCTCGTGATCGACGGGGACGCCTACAAGGGCTTCTACGTGCCGCAGGGTGAGATCAACGACCGCTCCGATGTGACGTTCAAGCAGGACGAGATGTCCGGCTACGAGTGGACGATCACCACCTACCCGGACGATTCCGGGAACACGGTCTATCACGTCGACAAGATCCCGGTGACGCCCGCCTATTCGGGCTCCTGAGACGGGTGGGTGGGCCGCTCGTCGGCGCGGGCCCGGCCCACCCACCTCTACCTTTCTCTGCCCGCGCCGCCAGATAGAAGGAGGCCCGCGCCGTGGCAAACACGCGTTCCAGCACCACCAGCGGCAGCCGGAAGCCCCGTAGCGGGGCACGTGCCGCGTCCCGTCCATCGACCCGCAAGCAGGCGGCGCCGGAGGTCGACGAGGCGGAGGTTACCGCCGCCGAAGCGCAGGAGCTCGAAGCTGAGGGCCATTACGTCACTGCGGAGCTGTGCGGCGAGGAAGTTCAGATTGTCCCGCCGGCCGTGTGGCGGTCGTCGTGGCAGCGGATGCTCAATCAAGGGAACTTCGACGGGTTCGCGGAGAAGGTTCTCCACCCCGACGACTACCAGTTTTACCTGGAGGCCGACCCGACGATCGCCGAGTTCGTCGAGTTCACCCAGGAGGCGGCCGAGCGGGCTGGTGAGAGCCTGGGAAACTCCAATGGACCCGCGCGATCGTCGAGGCGCACGCAGAGGCGGTAGAGGCCGACCTCCTCCGCTACTACCAGGGCGTCGACCTGCTGGACGTGTATCGCGGGGAGATGTCGTGGCGGCGACTGCGGGTCCTCATCCAACACCTCCCTCCGGATTCTGCGACGTGGACAGCTTTGCGGAACAGCATGTCCGATGAGGAGCTGGCGGAGCAGGCCGACAAGGGCGAGCCGGAGAAGGGCCGTTGGTCGCAGCAGGAGCTGCTGCTCGCTGCGGCGCTGGATGCGATCCGCCGTGTCGAGTATGTGCTGATCTGCGCGAACACCGACAAGGGGAAGCGGCCGAGGGCGCCGGAGCCCACGCGCCGGCCTGGCGCCAAGGCGCTTCGACCGAAGCAGCAGATGTCTGACGCGCAAGCCAATCACTTGTTCGCACTGCTCAAGGGGGGCGCCGCATAGGGCGCCGGGAGGAGGCTCCCGGTGCCCGCTATCTCCGTTGGCAGCGTCGAGGTCGATGTTGTCCCGAGCACGCGCGGGATCTACAACAACCTGCGTGACGGGCTGGTGCCTGCGGCGACGCGTGCGGGAGACGACGCTGGACGTGCGGCAGGCCGTGCTTTCGGCCCGGCCATGCAGGGTGCAGTCGGCGATGCCATCGGCGCCCGGATCGGTCAGCAGATCGGCCAGCAGATCGCTGCGCGCATCACCGCCGAGATTCGTGGCGCCCTGCGGGACGGGATTACGCAGGGCGGGCGGACTGCCCGGCCTGCCGCCGCGCGCCAAGGC